GTGCTTTCTCTTCTTGTAGCTGTCGTACTTTTTCTGCATCAGCTTGATCTTTTATAGCTTCATCTAATTCTTCTATTTGATGTTTTAAACTTGATAAAGTAGACGGAATTGGTGAAAACATCTTAGAGAAACTGCTGGCTTCTTTGGCAGACTTTTTAAGCCATTCAGTCTGTCGTTGAGTTTCACGAATCAACTCATCAAAACTTTTAGCGTATTTTTTAAATGGTATAGCTGAACCAGATGCGCTAGAGCCAGCAACACCTGTTGCACCCATACTACGAGCCATCATTTTATTAGTGTCTATTTGTTGCTCAAGAAGGGATTCTAAGAGTTGTTCTGTGCTTTTTCCAGTTGCCATATATTAAATTTCCAGTTAGGATACCACTATAAATATTAGTATCAATCATATATTTATAGGATAAAAACATGTCGATCGAGCAACAAAACCCCTTGAGTAAATTTTTTCGCCAGCCCGCGATCTATATCAAATTACCCAGCGGTGGCAAATGGTGGAAAGAAGAAGCACTAGAATTAGCAGTAACTGGCGAACTTCCAGTTTACGCAATGACCACAAAAGACGAAATCGTGCTCAAAACTCCGGATGCACTACTAAACGGTCAAGGTGTCGTGGACGTTATACAGAGTTGTGTTCCGGGAATTAAGAATGCATGGGAAATGCCCAGTATTGATGTAGATGCTGTACTGATTGCAATACGCATTGCCAGTTACGGGGAGCATATGCACATCGAAACAGTATGCCCGCATTGTAAAGCAGAAAATGATTATGATATTGACTTAAAGCCTATACTAGGAGGCATACAATGCCCCGACTATTCGCAAAAAATAGAATATCAAACACTGAAAATTAAACTACACCCGCAACGCTACTTTGCAGTAAATCAAAGTAATCGAGTGGCTTTTGAGGAACAAAAACTATCAGACGCAATTAATAATATAGGCACCGATATAGATCCTGATGAAAAAATACGATTGCTATCCGAAAGTATGACCAAGCTAGTTGATCTTGGCATTATGTCAGTTGTGGAAAGTATCGAGTATATAGAAATGGAAGATGGATCTAGAATTTCAAATAAAGCACATCTAAAAGAATTCTTTGAAAACTCAGAGTCATCTGTTATCAAATCAATCCAAGACAAATTATTAGAACTAGCAAATACTGTTAAAATAAAACCCGCCAGTGTAGTCTGTGGCGAATGCTCAAAACCCTTTGATGTTAATATTGAGTTTGATTACGCAAATTTTTTCGTTTAAGGCTTTTGACTTTTAAAACTGATGCAGAAATCGTAGAGTTATTGGAACAATACGAGAAAGATACAAAAGCCTTAAAACATGAAGCATTAAAAATGTGTTGGTATATGAGGGGTGGATTGAGTTATGATGATGCCATGGCATTAACTAATCAAGAAAGAATCATGATTACCGATATAGTTAAAAGCAACATGGAAACAACAAAGAAAACAGGAATGCCATTCTTTTAAGATGTCTAAAGACATCTGTTGTATCGCTATCGCTCACAACAACATTTCTTTTCTTAATTATAGAGTTAGAGCGCAGCGATACTAGTTTCATCCAGAACAAGCAGTCACTCTTTGCCCGATAAACGGGCAAAGAAAATGATTTCATCCGAGACGCACAATCACTCAGCGTTAGAGCATTACAGAGGCGGTTGACCTGTACCTCGAGCTCCGTCTTTATTCAACGGCAGTTAATATAATATACGCTAACATACTATACTAACCTGTGGGAGTTACCCACTCATTTAGCCTTTATTAATTCTTTTCAAATAGCAAAACTGGTTGTATGAAGGCATATCCAATCGTCGTCCTGTTAAGGATAGTTGCTAAGTGCTCAGTACGGCGCTGAGTCTTCCGTCCCCGTTTTTATCCGGTTGTCGCTAGGCACACGTTTTAAGACTTGTGCGAGTCGTTATCCGTTGAGTTTGTTTAGTATGTGGGAGCCATGGACACGAACAGATATCTGTCCGTTATAATAATCTGTAGATTCTAATACCCTATTAGTGAATTGTTCACGAGCTTCTATATAACTACATTCAGCTTTGCTGTTGCAATAATAGAGTATTTCTCTAGTAAAGTTTTCGGTGCCATGAATTAGAACATCTCGGTTGAGTTGATCGTTTGAGCCATAATATTCGCGCCAGTCAGAGTCGATTTTACTGCGTATCTTCTTTTTCTTCTTCGTGCCGTTTTTGAGTTTTACAGTTTTGTATGTAGTTTTTGCGAATTTTGCTAGTTTTTTGCCTATGTACTTTTTGCCAGATAGATTATTTGTGATAAGATACACAAACCCCACACAGTCCTCGGGTAAATTCTCTACGGGTGAGTTTTGATATATCCATGTCATGTAATATAGTTATGATTTTATGTGCCATGATTAAAATTATATATTCAATTGGTAAGCCATCCAACGGCGTAATCTTCGTTTACTAGACTACACCCACATTTTTGTTCGCATTCTACCCATGCCTTGTTGGGATCATTGAAAGAATCAAATAAATTTGCCCAGATTTTGTCATTTAGTACTTCTTCTAGTGTTCTTAGATTTAAATTTAACTTATCCCTATAAATTTGATGAAAACTGTCTTTAAAATGTATAGTTTTTCTAGAAGTAGACATAGATACATAGGGAAAACTAACCCAACTGCAAGGATGTAACACCCCATCAGCACTTACATAGATTCCACGATTTCCAATTGAACACATGGGTGTTATAAATTTGTTATACAGTTCTTTTTTCTCTAAGAACAATAATTTATTTTGATTAAGGTATTCGTCGTTCTTTTGGGATCTTCCGGAAAGATTTGTGAAATATCTTTCATATCGATGAGTCTTGCTGATAAATTCTAAACGGGGTTCTAAAGGATCTGTTTGCCCGCCATATGCTTCTCCGTACTTGCTACCAAATTTTGTACTATAAGTTAATTGCAATCCATCGCATCCGATTGCAATAGCTTGATTTTTAATTTTGTCTATATGATCTTGATTAAAAGAAAACATAATAGTTGCCCAATAAACAAACGCAGGGCTATTACACATAATACTCATGCCCTGCATTATACTATCCCAATTACTGCCTATACGATATAAATTATTTGAGGCATCATCGTATCCATCGATACTAAAATTCACAGTATCATATTCGTTGCTTACTTTTGCAAAGTCTCGCCACCAAGACTCTTTTCTATAACTTCCATTTGTGATAGTGTACACATGTATTTTATCGTTGTGCGTTTTAATATAATTAACAATGTCTATATACTCACTGGCATATATTGGATCACCGATATCTCCACACATTGTAATTCTCTTAACTGTATTTTTCAACAACTCCGGAGACAGAGTCTTTTTAAAAAAATCTAGTGTTAATTCTTTATTAATCCAAGGAACCGGATCAGTATCGTTCCTTGGGCATCGGGGACATTTTAAAGTACATTTGCCGCTAACTTCAAAATGCCAATGATACAATTGCCAAGGGTATTTCATGGAGATATCTCCATAGATTTTATTTTGTTATCCCATAATATGGGCATTAATTGTTGTACAACATCTGTTGTGGTCAAATGCGGATTAGAATATAAATTGTCTATATTATTTGGATTATGTTTGTATCTATTTAAATTAAAGTTAGTTTTGGTTAAACCCAACACTACCTCTAAATACTGCAGGTTGGGATATTCTATTTGCAACATATTACCGAATGTAGATAAACTTTTTTTAGATAAGCTGTAAGCCAAATCATTTGGCCAATAGCGTTTATTATTGGTACTTGTAATGTTCACTATTTTACATTGGCTATTTAGAATTAAGGCTTTTTGTGTAAGTAAAATGGGGGCAATAAAATTTGTATTGAGTATATCAACTATATATGTAGAATCGTGCTGAACAAATTCAATCTTACCGCCAATATCAGTCCCGGCACAGTTGATAAGCATATCAAGTCTTGGCATTATATATTTTTGTACAGAATCTATAGCCGACAAATCTAAATTTTGTCGAGTCAGCGGAATAACATCGTTGGTAACTTTTAATTGATTAAACAATTCTTTGCCTAACCCACTTGACGTGCCGGTAATTAATATCTTACGTAATATCGACATCTGTATTATAACTTGTAAATCCGTTTTCTTTAACTACGTGCAAAGTATTATGTACTCTTCCGGCCAGCTCGTCTTTGTGTGATACTAACCAAATTGATTTGTTAGCGTCGCGGCTCATCTTTTTAAGTATGCCTAAACTATTCTCAACACCACTGCTATCCATGCCCGAATCAATGAGCTCGTCAATGAATAGTAAGTTAATGGGTTGATATAGGCTTTCCCATACATCACGGAAGCTCCAACTCAGAGATAATATTAATCGATTGCGTTCACCACGACTTAAATTATCAAAGTCCAGTTCTCTACCCAGTTCACTAATTGCCACAGTTAAGTCATTGTTAAATTTAACTGTATGCGGTAAACCAATACGATCTAAGTATTGTCCTAAACGTGCATTTAGATAGCTTAAGTTTTGATCAATAATACGTTTACGGATAAAACTGTCTTTGTTAGTCAATAATTTATGCAGGAACTCTTGATGTTGGCGAATACGATCAAGTTCATTCATAGTACCGTAATCAATTTCTTCTAATGCCTGAGTGCTCATCTCTACGATTTGTTCTGCATAGGGATCGGCTTCTTCCTGCTTGGCAGTTAACTGTGCTAGGATACTACCCATACTGCTACGATGCTCAAAAGCATCTGCTTCGCTTGTATAATATACTTTTGGTTTATCTCCTAGTTCACCTAACTGAGTTAATGCTTCGGTATTCTCAAGCCACTGAGTATGGGCACTCAATGCATTTAGTGCAACTTCACTAATTTGTTTTTGCTTGTCTTCTAGCATCTGCACATGATTATCATCATGTAAGTCTTGACCACATGCATGACATTGATGATTTTGTAGTGCTTCTAACTCGGCTCGTAACTTGGTTAATATTTTATCTTCACGTGATTGGTCCCGCTCGTTTTGTGCGATATAACCTTTTATTTTGTCAATCTCGGCTTTCTTTTTACTGTACTCGTTTAACTTTTGGTGTGCTACAAGTTCTGCTTCAATATCTAAAGCATTCAATTCATCAAATGCCGCAACCAATTTGTCTAAGTCTTCGTCGTGCTTTTTAAGCCAAAGCGTTTGTCTGCGTTTTAGATTTTCTATTTGTTCTTGTATGCGAGAATTGGCGTCTGTGACAGCTTTGATTCTAAACTCTTCCTGAGTAATAGCATCTTTTGTTGCTTTGATTTGTTCTTTTAACAACTCTGCTTTTTCACTTAATAGGGTAATGCCTAACAGTTGTTCAATGATAGTTCTTTGATCATTTGCCTTTAAACTTAAAAAAGGTTCAGTATATGTGTTTAAGGCCACAATGTGTTTGAACATTTCGTGACTCATACCCAGCATACGTTCAATTTCGGCTTGCGTTTCTCTGCTATCGCCTTGCGCTTCATCTGTAATTTCTTTTTCTTGATCGTTTACAAAGAACCGAATCACATTGGGTTTGCGACCACGCTCAATCCTATAACTGTGTCCATCTTTTTCAAAGTCAATACAAACCATCATACCTTTGGTATTGGTTTTATTGATCAAGTTATCTTTCTTGATGTTAGTTAAGGCGTTGCCGTAAAGGGCATAGCTCAATGCATTTATGATTGTAGTCTTGCCCGTGCCGTTACGTGCTCCACTGTCGTCGCCCCCGAGATCTAAATTCTCGCCTAGTACAAGAGTTAAGTCGTTACGGTCAAAGCTAACCGCTTGAGTGGTATTACCCACGCTCATAAAATTGCGCACCGTTAAATCTTTTATTTTAAACATTTATTAATTGTACACTATTATGCAGTTCGTTTGCAATGGCAATATGTCCGATTGCATCCGGGTGTTTATCGGATCCTACTTCATTAAATTTTAGTTGTTTTATGTAAAATTGATTCCATTTATAAAATCGATCGGTGTTTATTAGCTTTACGTAATAGTTTATTTCTTCGTACTCGGCATAAATTTGTTCATCACTCATAATATTAAAATTTATTAAATTTTTTACAGAATCAATAAAATTTGGCCAAGGAGCTAGCCATTGGTCTAAATTATTTGAATGAGTGTTTACCATTAAATAATTTTTATTTGCACGTTCCAACACTGCCTGCATCTGTATAATTTGTTGCAACCATAATTTAAAAGCGTATAATTTATTGTGCCAAACTTGAAACAATGTACGCCCCCAAATTTTATAATAATCTTGTTGATCGTAAAAATTATTTTTTAAGATTGTATTAAAGTGTACATCATGGTTATTATCATTTTTATAAAAAGTAAATTTAGAAGTATGGGTCCACGCAATTAAGTACAAATCAAAATCATCTTTTAAATGTTTTATAACTTTGTACATAAAATGTGCATTGGATCCGGATAAGAATGCATCATTGTATACTTGCGCCCCTAACATATTGCCTAAGATAGACGGCCATGATTCTAATTCGGGATACGCCAATCCATCTCCCTTGGTCCAACTATCGCCGGTTACATAAATTTTCATTTTAAAATTCCTGATCCAACCAAGATCTAGAAATTTTGCCTGAACTACCAATAGGAATAGTGTCTACTTGTTTTAAAAGTTTTGGGCGGCAATGGTTGCCTAAAGACATCAAGCATTTAACGATCAAATCAGGCGCAACATCCCCGACGTATAAACATTTCACAGAATTACTTCCAAAGACAACTGCATCGACTATCCCAGATAGTGCTTTTAATTTTGTTTCTAAACTAACCGGATTTATTTTTAATCCTCGAACATTGATTTGATCTCGGTGCCGGCCCAGTATTTTGAAATAACCCTTTTCATCTTTTGTTGCTAGATCACCAGTATCGTACCAATCTGGGGTAGCCAAGGTTGGTCCTTTGATATATAATTTGCTATCGACAATGTCGGCTAATATACCATCAGGTAATCCCACGGTACCAATTCTTTGTTCACCATGTAGCGGATTTGTAAAACAATGACTCAATGCTTCAGTCATACCAAATGCTTCTATCACAGGAACTTGGAATTTATTTTTTAAGTCATTGCGTAATGTAGATGCCAAAGCAGAGCTTGCTGATCTAACAAATCGTAATTGATCAAAATCAAATTGAAGAACGGCTTTTAAAATATCAGGAATAGCAGTTATAAATGTTGGATTATTTTTTTCTAATTTTTTAATGTCCTTGACCGATATAAACGAGCGTTCGCATTTGGCTAATTTTGTAGCCCAATAAAATCCTTGCCCGTGCGCATGCCATAACCCCATAATTCCGGTATATCTATCATTGGCAGTTATATCATAAGATTGACATATTCTTTGACTCAATAAGTCTAGTTGTTCTTGTGAAAAACTACAAAACTTACTGTCTCCGGTGGTGCCAGAAGTGTACCATAACAGTCGTTCATTATGGTAATTGCCGCCGTCTCTATACTTGTGTTCTGAATCGGTTATCAACAAACTATAGTCTGATTTATCAAATAAGTATTTTAATCTTTCTGGCGTAGAT